CTATCAACATCTTGAAAAGCAGCAGGTGTTCCATCACTTGCTTCAACACAAACTACTTTTCTTTCGCCAGTTGTTGTATTCTGCACAAATTTAACGCCAATGTTTGTATTATTTTTAAATATACCTATTGTATTAGAAGATGTATTGTATGCTCCAGGTATCATTGCATAGTCAATTTCACGACCCTTGTCGTCTATAAGAGCTACTCTCATAGTATTAGCATAAATGAATGGGCGTCCCATAATTTCTTTGCCAGTTTTATCTTTGCCCATAGGATTTAAAGTGTTTGCAAAATAAAGAACTGCTTCTTGTGTGCTAGCAGATAAAACAGTCTTTTCGCCTTTAACTTGGTTGCTTGTGTAGTATGGATCAACCCATCCTTTAGGATCTGAAAAATTTCCAGGATTTTGTCCTACAAACATTTCTTCACCGGCTACGGAACTGCTTTTTGTATGTTGTTTTGACCAACGAGCAGTAAAAATTCTAGATGTAGGTGTTGGCATCGCTTGATATCCAACGACATCAAAAGTTTCAAGAGCAGGTATTGTTCGCGATATAAGTCCTAAAAGAGCAAGATGAACTCCAGTAAAAGCAGAAGATTGTATTGCATCTTCAGCAATAAGTGTTTGGTCTTTTTCAAGATGCTCTAAATAATTTTCAAGAACTATTGCTGTTGTTCTTGCTCTGTGTTCGTCACTAACTCCAACTTTTTCAAGAATTGGCGCCCATTTGGACATCATTGCTTCTTCAAGCTCTTGACGCTTTTTAAAGTTTTCACTCATTCCAATAAAATCCATTTATAATTCCTCCAGGAAAAATATTATAAAAAATAAAATATAAAATTTCTTTAGTTTATTTTATTAGTCCAGCAGCAGCTAATATTTCTCTTCGTGCTGGCGAAAATCCACTTAGTCGTGGATCTTCTTTCTTTTTAATATCGATGACTTCTTCAGTTTTAGACTCAAAAATTGCTTCACCACTGTTTAAATCATCATCTTCATCTAGACTTTCTAAAAAAATTCGTCTTTTTTCTAAACGTTCTGGACGAGCTCGTCTAGACTTTACTTCGTTAATTATTTCATTTTTTGTTTTTTCAGTTGATGCAGCCGCAGTTTCATCATCAACTACATCTTCTAAAAATTCAAGAAATAAATCATATCTTTGAAGTATTTCATCTTCTGTTGTTGCTTCTTCTAAAAATGCTTTGGCTTTTGCAGCATGCTTTTCTGGAATACCAGCAACAAATTCATCAATCATTGTTTTACGTGATAATTCTTGATTTTTTTGCTTTTCTGATGCTATGCTTGATTCAAGATCTATCAATTTCGCCATAAGTTCTTGGTTGATATTTTCCATATATGGCATAATAAGTTCTTTTATTTTTTTAAATGTCGCATATTCAGAAGACTCCATAAAATCTGCTTCAGCTTTTTCACGAAGTGTTCCATATAATGAATCTAACGACTCAACTAATCTACGAGTGAATTCTTTTTGAACGTCTTCTTCATAAAGTTCAAAAGCTTTGTCTACGTCTTCTTCAAATTTCGCAAACGCTTTATCCACGTGTTCTTCAAATATTTCGAATGCTTTGTCTACATCTTTTTCAAACAATTCAAAAGCAGATTTATGTAATTCAATTTGTTTTTTGAGTTTTTCTACTTCAGAATTGTCGACGTCTCCATTTGATTCGATATAAGCTTGGACTGCTTTTGCGGATATTTGTTGTGAATATTCTTCGAAAAAAAGATCGAGTGCTTTTACTTGCTCATCAGTCAACTCAATCGAATTAAGAATTTCTTTAATATCCATTAATGATTCCTCCGACATTTCGTCTAATGTTATATTACAACTATCATTAAATAATTTGTTAATATTTTTTACTAAGATTTATTAACACATCATAAAAGCGTGATTTGTATGAACGATATGCTTCATACTCTTCATGATATGCTTGCTCAAGAATTGCATTATGTGTCGAAGGATCTGTTACTATATCATAACAAATCAAACTCCACTCATTTGGAACTTCAATATATCCTGCTTTATAAATTGGCTTTGGTCCAACACCTCTTGAGCTAACTCCTGGTTTAAATCCACTTCTAACAAGCGCAGCTAATTTATCACCATTGCCATAATCACCAGTAATTGCTTTTGCTTTGCCATAAACAATGCCATTATGGAACTCAAGATATACAGTTAAAGCACAAGCATTCTCAAGATCTATTGTTTTTAATTTTTTAATAGCAATTGGATCATTTGGGTCAGGGATAGGATGGTTCAATCCCATTGGATGACCGCCTCGTGTGTTAATCAAAGAAATAAGTTTATTGTTTTCACGAATTAGTATTTCTTCTGAATAGACACGATCATTCTTATTTTTTTTAGTTGAATTTTGAAATTCCCCCTCGAGAATTATAGTTTTCCTTCCTGTGTTTTCATCAACACTCTCGGTGTAACCAAACTTATCAGATATAATCGCATATGAAATATAAGGAACTAATTCTGTATTATTCATTTTCTACTCCAGGTAATTCAATTTCAATTGCGAATGGTTCTGCAATTTGTGAAGCAACAACAGGGGCATTTGAAATTTGTTGCATAATAGGCGGAATTGAAATATCCGCGGATTGATCTTTGCCAAATGCTTTATTAAAAGTTGTAATTATATCATTCATAACGTGGTCAGAAATCTTTTGAGTTTGAACCATATAATCACATCTTTGTTGAAGTTTTTTAAGCAAGTCAAGTTTTTCAGGAGTTAATTCAGTATACATTCTACTTACAGCTGCATTTAATTCATTTGCTAATAGCATTAAATCATTTGGTGTAAACGCGCCTGTCATAATATTTAAAAATTTTGGAGCATCAACTGGTGCAGGAGAATAGTTAAATGCAAAATTTGGCGCGTCGTTTTCTAAATAATTTGTTATTTCTCGAGTTGCAGATGCGATATCGATATCTTCATTATATTCTGTTTTTAATAATAAACACATTTTAGGAATATCACCTTTCTTTTTGATATTTAAAGCAGTTTTCCTAATAAAATCTTTAGATTCAGGTTTAGACGCATATTGTTCAATATGCTCCATATACTCTCCAAATAAATCCATGTCATGATAAACATCTTTCATGTTTTGCAAAAATGATTCTACGTATGACTTGTTTAATGATTTAGAGTTGATAATTCCACTAATGAGATTATTATCTTTATCAAATAGCTCAATTGATTCAAGAAAATCAAACATAGATTGATGATATTCTAAAATTGGTTTTTCAAATTTCTTTACAAAATCACTCAATTCAATATCTATATTTTTTTCTTCAACTTCTTCTACAACATATTCAGCATTAAGATCTATGTTTTTTATTATTTCTTCTGTATATAAAAGCTTATTGTGAAAAGTTTCATTTGTGTCATCAAATACAAAAAGATCTTGAAGTGCATTTTTAAATAAATTTGCTTGTTCTAAAAATAAAGCTTGCGAATTTTTATTTTTTTTAATTACTTCAGCTTTTGAGCTATCAAAAACAAAATCATCATTTTTTTCAATATATGAAATACCATAAATTGAATTATCTTGAGTGTTTTCGACATACACTATTTTGTTTTCTGTATCAACACAATTAAATTTAGTATTTTTAAATTGCTCGACTGCTTCTTTGATTTTAATCAATTCAGACCTCATTTTTTTCTCCTAAAGTGCTAATATAGCGCATAATATAGTTACTGCTATTGAATAAACAAGCAGTCCTATCGATGCGCTTTTATAAAATGTTACATTGCATTTTTGCATTTTATCATTAACAAGATATTTTTTATGAATTAGTATCTTACCCGACAATATATAATCGTCTTTTTTTGAAACTTGTATACCAAAAAATTCTTTTGGTGTTATTGTTGAATATCCAAATACAATGTATAAATAATTGTCATCTTCATATACATCACGAATTTTAGGATCAGAATTTTCAACTATATCCCAATTGAATCCTGCAATTTTCCATTTTATTATTTCTTCCGCTGTAAACGTCCATTTCTTTTTTGATTTTGATGACTCGATAGTAAATATAACATCATTTGCTTTATAATTATATACATTATTCGGCGCCATTATTATTTTTATATCATCACTTTTGTCTTCAGCGTTACTTGCTGCATACATATTGTTAATCAATAAAAACAATATTAAAATTGTTGTTAATAATATATTTATATTATTGAGTTTTTTCATCATTTGTTAATGCATTTTTTAAGTTTTTAAAATTGATAATTTTTTCAACAATTTTTGCTGTTCCTTTTACTCCAGCAATGGTGCCAAACACCAATGTTGCTAAATTTCCAAGATAAGGAATTACTAGCTGCATAGCTTCTTGTGAATATCCTTGTGTATTTAAAAATTTATAAAAAAAATACAACACGCAAAAAATTACACTTATGGAAACATACTTTCCTGTTTCTTTCAATTTTAAAATGTCAATAATTATAGTTATAACAGCATCTAATAATCTTCCTGCTGATTTTTTAACTTTTTTTGTGCAATTATAATCATTGCCGTGATATTCATTAATCAATGCTTCATTTATTAACGATGTTTGTTTTTTTGCCATCAACATCCGCCTTGCTTATTTATATATATTAAAGAAAATATTAGTAATTTTTATTTTTTTATTCATTATTATCGTATAATATACTAATAATTTAATGAGTTTTTTTAGGAGACAGTTATGGATAATGTATTTGTAAGACTAAACGAACAAATGATAAATTTTGTTGAAAGACGTAAGACATTGATGTCGAAAATAATTACTGGTATTGTTTTATTTATTCCTATTGCTTTTACATTTGCAATTGCAATGTTGTTGCTTAATAAATCCAATAATATAGAAACAAACATAAATATAATAAAAGATAAAAAGCGTGATTTGTATGCAGCACGAGACGAGTCAGGAACTAAAAAAGTTAATCTTGAGGAGCACACAAAAAATAAAATAAATGATATGTTTAATGAGGCAACAAAATAATAATTACAATTATGAAAATTGAAAAATTATTTTAAGCTTGCAAGTGATCAATTCACCATTGCAAGCTTAAGTTTAATATTTTTTAATATTGTTCTAAATCAAAAAAAGCTTTATCAAATCCTTTATATTCGCCAGCAATTCTTTGTTCTTCAAATAATTCATTTACTGAAACCATACGGCGCATTTCGCGTTCTTGTGTTGAAAAATTTTCAACATAAGCTTTTATTTGACTATCTAGTTTTTTCATTATGTCGGATTTTCTTTTTAATAGTTTTAATAATTTATGTTTTTTAGATTCTAAATATGCCTCTCCTTCGTTATTGACAATAGTAGATGCATTTTCTTCTGTTTCATCAGTGTTAGCTGGCTCTCCTAAAGCTGCTGTTACTTCTGACGGCAAGCCGCTTTCTTCTTCTCCAGATTCTGGGCCTATAGGTGTCTCAGCTGCTGTGCCAACTTCTTCTTCTTGTTGTTGCGGCAATCCTACTAATAACTCATCTGCGCCATCTGGCCTATCTTCAGGATCAAATGCTTCAAATGGATTTTGTTGAGCTTGTTGTAAATATATCAATTTAAGCAATTCAACAATTTCATTATCATTTAATTTTAGATAATCAGAATAAATTTTGTAATCAGGAAAGAAAATAGATCCTTCTGAATTAAGACTTTTTATTGTGCTAACTAATGTCCATCTTGATGTTTCTAGTTCTATTCTTTGTTGCTCATCAATAGTAGATGGATTATTCATTAAAATTTCTAATTGACGAATTTCATCATTTGAACACTTATGTAACTTTAATTCAATTGTTGCAAGTTTATACATTTGATATAAAAAGAACCTTTGCACTCGTCGTATTCGTTTTGCAAATGGAATAGATTTGCTTGATAAATTCAAATTAGCATTTGCAAATGTATCATCAAATAAATATTGTCGTAATACACCAACTCCAGGAAATATCTTGTCTCTTAAATATTCAAGATCTGCAATATCACCTAAATTGTTTGCTTGCGGAAGAGTATCAACAGAATTTCCTTCTGTATTTGCGCGTTTTGGAATTATTATATCTTCACTTGCAGAAAATATATCTCGTTGAAAATCTATTGTGCTTTGCGATGTAAAAGTTGACAGTTTTCTTGCAGAATTCATGCCAGCAACTGCTTTACGAGCATATGCAATAGCTTTATCTCCTTGAAGAGTTCCAACGTCAACAGTAAAAATTCGTCTTTCTGCTGCACGTGTTATTCTAGCAACCATCATAGCACGTTCCATCATTTGTAGTGATTCAATAGTTGTTATTACTGAGTCAAGTATTGAACGTCCATAGACGCCATATTTTCTAGATGGAATTCTAAAATGTAATATTCTAAATGGATGAATAAGCTCTTCTTGTCTTTCTTGTGATGTTTTATAAGTCAAACCTATTGTTTGGTATGTAGAATTTGATTCTTGCGAGCTTTTTATTGTATCAGTGTCTATTTCAAATCCTTGTAACGTGCCATTAATTTCAATCCTTTTTACATATTCTCTAGGTATCCAATTTATTTTCAATATTCGCTTTGCGTTTTGAGATATTATTATCTCAAAATATTCATCTCCAAAAGCGCACATGTTGCGAATAATATCCCATCCTTTATCATAAATACCAATCCGTTCGAATAAATCATATACAATTTGTCTTATTCTTTCATCTTGATGTCTAACTATTAAAACATTGCCTTCATGATCTTCTGTAAATGCTTCGTCAGCATAAATATTCAATATTCCTTCAATTTCTGGATGTTCTAATGCTTTTGCATATCTAGCATAACGTCGATTTTTAATCATTGAGTCTTGTTCCCAAGATTGATCCATGCTAGATATAAATTGTGACACCGACATGCCGCCCATCATGTTGCGTTTGTCATCTAAACTTTCTATTGACAACGGCAGCATATCACTTGGAGTTACGTCAGGGTTTATGTCACCAGAAATTTCTGGGTCTGTTGTGACAGTCTTTAGTGACCTATTTATTTTTTTAAACAAATACTGTGCTTGCTCTAATGTCATTTTTTCTTTTTGCTGCATATCATTTTCTAATATTGACATGTTGTTTATTACCTTAACGTGAAATTTTAAAAATTTTATTTAAACAAGATTTAAAATTATTTAGTAAAATAATGTTATTTTGTAATATATTATATGTTAACTTAAGAAAATTGTAGGTTATTTATGCCCAAAAAAACTAACACAGAAAAAGTAAAGCATACATTTGATAAACAAGTTGCGCAAGCAATAATTACAAGTGAAGCAAAAGATATAATTTCTGCTGTTGAGCAATATCGACCTGATAAAAATTCAATAGCTTTATCTGATGGCAGCGAAATTAGTTGGAAAGTCAAACCAAGCAAAAAAGCACTAAATTTGGTTTAGAATTTAATAAAGATTTTGTAGACACAGATGTTGAAATCATTCATTGTAAAAATTGGTGGTGAAGTAAATTATTTTTATTCGCCAAAAGGTGCTGCTGATTTTATAAAATCAGCAGAATTTAGTGCAACAAAAAATTTTAATAAATAATATTTTTTTAACTAAACAATTTACGGCTGGTTTAATAATGTATGAAATTCATTTAGATAAATGTGTTAGATGCGGTGTTTGTGTTAAAAAATGCCCAGTTGATGCGATAATTAAACATGAAGATAAATATATAATTAATGATAATAAATGCATCAGTTGTGGAATATGCAAAAATGAATGCAAGTTTAATGCAATACAAATAAATAAAAAAATTTTAAATGAAATATTTGAATTAGGTGGGTAACTTAATGAAATTCTTTGACTATTTAGAAGAAAAGCTTGAACGTGATTTTGTTGTTGTTTATACTGGCAGATTTTGTCCGCCGCATAATGGCCATATTAGCGTGTATAAACAGCTGCAACAAAAATTTGGTGCAGATAGAGTATATATACTGACATCAGATAAATCTAGCACATCGCCATTAACATTTGAGCAAAAAGTGGAGCTATTTAAAATGTTTGGCGTTAAACCAAATATGATTAAAAAATTAAATTCTGCTGGTTATAATGGCCCAGCAATAATGGATACAATTGGTAAGCCAATGACATACGGTTTAATTGTTGCTATAGGCGAAAAAGATCAAAATAGAATTGCTACGGATCGTATTAAAAAAGATGGCACTCCTGGATATTTTAGACGATATGTTGGAAAAATAGAGCTTCCAGCAAGCGAAGGTGGTTATGTTTTTATAATTAAAAATGAAATGTCAGGAGACAATATAATCAATGCATCAGCTATTCGTGAAGCTATTAAAAATAATGATTATAACGCTGTTGCTGGTTATCTATCTAAAAATATTTTTGAAAAAGCAAAGGAAATGTTTAATGCCGTCTCATAGTGAAAAACAAAGACGATGGATCTTATATTTAAGAAATAAATACAAAACTAAAGAAAACACGCCAAAAAAGTTGAAATGGATATGGCATGATGATTGGCTGAAAGTTGATGAAGTGCGTGAATTACGTCAATCTCGTTTTCATCAATATTTAGAAATGACCAAACAAGACTTAAAAAATGGTTGAGCAGTTTGCTACACAAAAACGTAAATCTGATGAGCCATATCCACCCAAAACGTGTAGCTGAAAACTACAATAAGTAGTAGCACCCATTGCTACAATTGCTGCTGGTTGGTTGCATGACACATTAGAAGATACCGACACAACATATCAAGAAATTGTTGATAATTTTGGCATTAAAATAGCAAAATTAGTTAAACATGTGACGTCTGATGACCAAGAGATTAAAAAAAATAGGTAAGACAGAGCATTTAAAAAATAAAATTAAGCATATGCCCAAAAATACAATGATGCTAAAACTTGCAGATAGATTATCAAATTTAGATGATTTAAACCAATCATGATTGCCTTATGCGCATCAAACAATTGATATTTTAAATGAATTAGATTTTAGATTTTGATAAACTAGATAATGTTAGATTAGGAATGATTCATGATATAATATCAACAAGTGAAAATAAAATAGTGCTTGATGAAAGATATAAATGAATATTAGATAAAATAAAAAGCCGTCTATAGACGGCTTTTTTAATTTTTTATATGATATAACATAATTTATTTATTTTCTTTTTCTCTTTGTTTAATTATATCTGTTATTAGTGCAAGCTCACCGACAATTAATGTATTGAATTCTTTTGCGTCATTATAAATACAACTTGTGTCAATTTCTCTTGTTAATTCTGCAACTCTACATTCAAGCTCGTCATCTCCCCATGTATGATAATCTTGATCTTTATTCATAATTTTCCTCATTTTTAATTTTTGATTTTTTAATTATATAATTATTTTAATATATATAAGAACAATTGTAAACAATATTTTGATAATATAAAACATTTGTTTAAAAATCAAACGAGGAAATATGAAAATTTTTAATGTTAATACAATAACACAAATTCAATCACGAGATATTGATCAATTTCTTGAAGTATATCAAGATGTTGATGGAGTATGGAGATGTATTGTATTATTAAAAAATGGCATGCGCATACCAGCAAACAAAGGAATGACTCTGAATGAAATTCAGCTATCGCACGATGCACGAATTAGGTTATATGCGCATATAAGCAAAATAAAAAACAATTTAAAATCTGAATTTAATGTGTAGATTGTTAAAATATAATACTAAATTTATACTAATTAAAAATATTAAAATACTTTAATTAAAGGAAGTTATGTTACATCAAACAGCACAAACAATCAATAAAATTAAAAAACAACATATAGATGACGAATATATTAAATCATTTATATCACCAAACTATGGCAGATTCGAACAATTGACATATGAAGAAATAGCATATGAAGTTGCTATGTGCAAAAATGTTGAAACACTTGAAGGATTTTTATATTTTGCTCTAAATTTCGGTGTGCTTGAACATACCACATTAGGAGCAGTTTCTGTAAAAGATTGCGCATATCATTGGCAAATAAAAGCAGCTAAATTATATTTATGCAGTGAGCAAATAATTTCAAAGAAAACACGTCAAGTTGGTTTCTCTGCGTTTACTGGTTTATATGCTTTATGGCGAGCATTATTTTTTGAGTCACAAAATATTTGTATTGTTTCGATCTCTTCACGCGAGTCAAGAACTTTTTTAAATCGAATAAAATTTTCATATGATCATTTGCCATATTGGATGAGACAAGAAAAAATCGAAGACAAAAAGACTTCATTTACATTTGAATCTAATAAATCTAAAATCACATCTCTACCAATGACATCAGATCCAGCAAGAGGAGAGTCTGTTTCATTACTTATTCTTGATGAATTTGCTGCATATAAAAATGCTGAAGATGTTTTAGCTTCATCGATTCCTGCATTAGCCTCTGGAGCAGGATTTCCTTTTACAAATAATTCATTACCATCACAATTTTTTATAATCTCTACATATCCTGTAAATCCAGTAGGAAATGAATATTTACGTATTTTAAACGAAGCAAGAACAAATCCAGACGCAGGTATGTTAGTCGTCGAAGTAGAAACTGACGACATACGGCACTATAAAGACAAAGAGTGGCATAAAAAACAATTAGCAATTCTTGGAGAAAGACGATATAATACAGAAATTAAAGGTTTAGAGCCAAGTGAATCTGAGAATGCATTTTTATCAGAAGATGTTCTTTTAGAATTGACTCCACAAAGTCCTATTAGATGCGATTTTTTATTTCCAGAGGCTGTAGATGAAGAAGGGTATCCAATAGAAATGCAAGAAATTGAAACGATGCGAACAAGCTATGATGTAAAATATGGTTATATGAGAGGATTATGGATTTGGCAAGATCCAATTCCAGGAAAACAATATGTTCAAGTATGTGATATTGCATCTGGACGGCATGGAGACCACTCCGCTTTTATTATATTCGATCCAGACACAAATGAGCAAGTAGCAGAGTTTTATTCTAACAGAATTGACACTGAAACATTTAAAGAAATAGTGTGGGAAACATGTAAATATTATAATTATGCAAAACTTTCAATAGAAAATACTGGTTTGGGATTGCCTCTTTGTGATTATTTTGCTAATACATTGATGTATGAAAACTTTTTCTTTATGCCTAGGCGTAAACACGAACTAGTTCCAGGCTTTAATATGAATGTCGTCACAAGAGCGAATGGGATCGCTTTTTTAGGCGCATCAATGCAAAAACGTGAATTTAAATTAAACAGTTTACGGTTAATTCAAGAACTCAGAGCTTTTGGTTATGATAAGAATGGTAGAATTCAAGCGTTAGGTAATGCGCATGATGACCTAGTTATGTGTTTAGTTCAATATGCTTGGTTGCAACAGCATGGATGGGCGGCTTCAGATACAAAAATAGAAAACTCTATGATTTTTGGCAATTCTGATAATGAAATAATATCTGATGAAGAAGTAAATGAAATAAAAAAACATAAATACTGGGAATTAAATTTTGATATAAATATATCAACATTATCACCTGAACAGCTAGAATTATTAGAAATATTAAAAGCAAATGGGGATCCTTTGACCCCCGAAATTATTGCACATTTAAATAATGATAACGACTATTATTGATTTTTATCTTTGTCTTTTTTATATGTAATTTTAGTAAGATCTATTGCGCCTTGTGGAATTTGTTTATTTGGATCAGTTACAGCAATTAAATTTTTAGCAATTCTTTCACGTGATTCTGTGTTCATTTGATTGATTAAAATTTCTGTGAGCGTTTTTATTACTGTTTCCAGTCTATTAGCAGATTCAAATACAAGTTTTAATGCAACGTTTTTTTCTTTTTCCAGTTTTGCGTCTTCGCTCATATGAGCAATTTCCGTTATTTTTTCTAATTGTGCAGATATTTCATCATAATTACGTTTCGCCATTGCACGATCTTCTTTAAAAATTTCGATCACTTCAAATAATTTTTCCGTTAATTGCGATAATTCTATTCCAATTTTTATTTCATTGTCACTCATATAAAATACCTAATAAATCATTTAATTGTTTGTATTTAGGATTTTGTGTTTGATGTTTTATTCGTGCACACATATTAAAAAATGTATTTACTAATGCAGAAGAATATCCAAAAGCGTTTGCATATTGAATAAAATCTTTTTTTATAAAACGTGAGCTTTTATTGATTTCGTAATAACGTTCTAATAAGTCAATAATTTCAATAAATTTTTGTTTTCCAGCAAAAAATTCTTTTAATATGTTAAATGTTTCTGATACAATAAGTGCTTTTTCGTAATTTTGTTCATATATCATTGATGGATTGTTTATTTGCGTCATTTCTTGAAATACAAAATCTTTTTTCTTTTTATTGACACTTGTAGTATAGTTTTTTAAATTGTTTGCGACAACAGCAGAGAAAAAGCTAAAAATTGAGCCTTTTTCTTCTGAATATTGTTCTTTTTGTAATGATATCAAAACTGCCATGCGTCCTTCTTGAAATAAATCATCATATTCTGCTAATTTCCAAAAATTATATGAGGGTGATGATATCATACCCTTAATAAGTAAATCCATTTTACTAAAAAATGATGTCAAAATTCTATTACAACGAATTTTATCTTTTGGATCATCAGAGTCCTTTATACGTGTGTATTCTTGAATTTGTTCCACCATTTTCTTTTGATCTTGCGCATTGATATACAATTCCAGCATCCTCCAAATTATTCATTGATTTTTCCATCCACCAGGCGCATTTAAAATGTAAGTTTTTTGTAATTTTTTTATTTTTCATCATGCACCAATTTAATTCAGTTTGCATAAAATAACAATTCTTGCATTTTTTTGAAATTGCAGGAACATAGTCTATCCAAAATCTTTCAAAACTTGGTGCAGGTTTAATTTTTAAACCTTCATTAAATAAATATTCATATATTATATTGTTGTTATTGTAATAAATTTCATTAAGTTTATATCCTAATTGTCCTATTGAATTCTTATTTCGTATAATTCTTAAGGCATAAAACAATTGTCTAGTTTCATCAAGCCCAAGTTTTTCATTACATATCCATGTTTCTTTAATAATATTGTTTGTTTTTGAACGGAATACATCGTATGTAATTTTCATTATATTATCCAATACCATCATTATAAATAGCAAACAAACTGCCTTGTTTGACTTTTGCAATGTTAAACACATCAGTTAATTGTTGATCAAATCTAATTGGAAAATCTAAAAATTCTTTTATAGACATTGAATGTATTGATGATACATTCATTAAATATTTTATTAATGATCGTTGATCATTATAAATGTTTCTATTAACAGCACTAGTTATAAATGAATACGACATATTGTTAAAAATTTTAAAATTATTGACTGTTTCGCATTTTTTGCATTTAAATTTCAAGTTCTTTTTTATACCAAATTTTCCGTCTATGCTATCTAAAGCTTTAAAAATTCTTAATATTTCATGTGTATATCGTGATAACAAAAATGGTATATATTCATTTGTTGGAATTATTTCATTTTTATATGATAATTCACGAATTTGTGGCACGATGTAAAGAATATAATCAAATGTTTTTTGATTTTCATCAGATTTGTGAAAATGCATATGTCCAAATGTCAAGCAATCTTTTACAGTTCGATATGTGTATTTTATTTTTATATCATCAATATTTTCTTCAAAAAATAATTGATGGTCTTCATATTTGCTAAACATGTTATAATCAATAGTAGAAAAATCTATTAAAATTTTGTTTAAATGCTCACATTTTCTGCACATATGCACTTCATATAGCTCAGTATCTTTTTGTAAATCTAATGATAATATATTAAGCCATAGGTAGTAAATATCATCTACATACATGTTTAATATATTTTCTGGTAATTGTGCAAATGCTTGAATTATTGTGACAATTCTTTCTAATTGTGAATCATTATAAGTTGAGTCAAGATCAAAAAGCGCCAACTCTTTTGTTATTGGCGATAGCCATACATAAGGATCGTATGATATTCCTCCACTAGGTAGAATGATGTGTTTTTTAAAATTATATAATGGCATTTCTAAGTTTAATTACATCAAATATTAAATATTGTAATGAATACGACAATTCAATTTTTTTGTTATAATTTGCACATTGCGGCACATTACATAATTTTTTGTCAAATTTAAATGTCAATCCCAAAGTGGAAAAGTCATCAAAATATCGTTTTATTCTAGATCTGTCATTGACACTAAGATTTTCCATTATATCGTGTATTTCTTTTTTAGAAAAATGCTCATTAGTTGCTTCATCATATACATCAAGCACAATTGTTTCAAATAGCTTTGTTTGTGATAAATTTTTATCAAAAGCAAGCTTTGTTTCTCCAATTTTCAAATGTCTAAACTCACCAATCAACCCTGGAATGTTATCATTTTCTAATTGTATTTTTAATGGATATGGTATTTTAGTATCTGATAAATATTTTATTTTTGGATCTTGGAGTAAATTGAATTTTACATCATGTTTAGTGCCGCATTCTTCGCAAACTACCTGCATTGTTTGTTTTTCACCATATGCAAGTGCTACAACAAAATTAAACATCGCCTCACGATCAACCACAGATAATTCGCTAACCGGAATATTTGTTTTCAAACATGAATCAATTACATTGTCCATCATTAACATCATTTCTAGCGTCATTATAGATATATCTTTGTCGCTTAATTCTACAAGACGATCTAAAAAATTAAATATCATGTCTTCTTCTTTTGTGGTAATTCTACGCAAATAAACACAATCATTATTTGTCAAATAACGCTTAGGTATTGTAACTCCCCCGCTTGGCAATCTAAACAATAGCGGATCTGGTTCGAATCGGCTAGTTTTCGGTTTCATTACAGGAATTTCATTATTATTAAGTGCATTATTGTCTTCACTATATGCCTGCACCATTTCGCTTTTCTTTTGAGCAATATAATCTCGCATGTCAACATTACGAATAGTGTTATCTTTTTTTACTATTGTTTGCTCATTTTCTGCATGTATGTCATTAACATCATTAATATTATTATTATTATTAGTCATCGTAATTATCACCTCTGCGCTGCAATATAAAATTATTATATTATATGATTTTTACTGTAACATTATTTTAATTATATTTATATCG